CAATAACCCATTTACCTTTAGGGTCTACAAAATCTGGAGTATAAGTTATAGGTCTGATTTTACTACCTTTATTGTAAAGCTTCTTAGCTGTGCCTTCATAACATGCTTGAGGATATAATACAGCATCGAATATTGTGAAGGTGTAAGCCTCGTATTCTACTAAGATTTTAGCCTTTTCTAACTCTTTATAACAATATAGTTCTAAGTTAGATTGAAAATTGTGGCCATCATACGTAGACTTCTTAGCGTTCTTTACTTTACTTCTACTTCGTTTCCAAGTCATAGTTCATAACGTTAGTTTGAAGGTACCCTTCCAGTCCTCTATTCTTATTCCAGATAAACCCTTGTCCGCACCTTAAAGTACCAACATATCCTTGAGTTTTATGCCAAGCATCATTACCACATATAGATGGTATAAACCTAACTTTAGTTCCCATGTATTCATTAAGCATTTCTTTGTGCTTATGCCCACAATGTACTTCCCTAACTTTAGATCTGCTCCACATAGCTGGCTGCTCAGTAGCAATTAGTAATGGTAATTCTTGAGGCTTCTCTTTATCTCCGTGAGTAAACATTATCATATTAATACCATACTCATAATACTTACGTGTGTCTAGACTGTTGTCTATACTCACATTCTTATTATTATGATACATAGCATCTAATACCTCACCAACATAAAACATACGCTCAAAGTCATGGTTACCTTGTACAACTATTACATCTACCGGAGCAAACTGCGCTAAGTAATCAATAGCTTTCATAACCAAATGCCAATACCCTCTAAAAGACTGTCTCCACATCATACTGTCTTGTTGAGGTGTACCTTTAGTTGTAGCTCGAGAGAATCCTTCTGAGTTTAGACCATCATTACCTACAGGCAATAAGAACCTTTCTATGTCTACTCCATCTGCTTTTCTATGCAAATCCATAATAGCTTTCATATAGTGCTCTTCCATTGCTTCTGGGCCATCTTCTGTAATTTTACCGTAATGAATATCTGGTAAAGAAATTTCATAGCAAATAGGATCTTTAGACTTCTTATAAGCAATCTTATTTACTTTGTGTGAATGACTTTTTATATAATTTAATAACTCATCTTTAACCTGAGGCTGTTCATGCCACTGGTTGTGTGTTACTATACTATATCTCTGTTCTCCTTGAAAATTTTGCCAGAATTTAACAGACTTAACGTCTGACATTGTTAGGCCATTATCTAGTAAATGCTTAGAAAATGCTTGGCTTTCACTTAAATCGTGTCCGTTATCATTATTCATTCTCTCTTGTACCCACTCTTCAGAGGTTACAATCTTTTTACAGTCTTTAATAATTGCTATGTCTACTTCCCATTTGTCTGCTAACCACTGTGCTCCTTTTTTTAAAAACCCTTTACGTGTCCTTAATTTTTCAATAATTTCATCTCTGTTCATTTATTATATTTTTAAGTTCATTAAAACCACCTACCTTAGCGATCAAATCAGAAGGGTCCTTAGATTTGAATTCATTAGGTATGCAGATATTATTTAAACCATATAAATCACAGATTTTCTGAGCCATTAGCTGCCCATTATTATCTGTCTTGTCAAAATCATTATCATATAAGATGTCTATTGTTGTAAATCTTTCTTGTAACTCACTTATTAAATTCTCATCAGGTATTTGCATTTCACTCTGCATAGCGATGGCATTGTAGCCGGCTGCATGTAAGCACATAACATCTTTGAGGGAAGAGGTAATTATAAGTTTCTCACCTTTATTCGGGAGTTGGTTAAAGCCTTGTATATCTGCTTTTGTTGTGTTACTTAACCATTTATTTTTATCTTCGTAAGGAGAATAGATTTTATATCGATTTTTAAATTTAAAGGCGTAACTAACTGACTTACATGTAAATCTAGCTTCGTTAATCCAAAAATGACTTATTGGTTCTACGGCAAACATAGACAAAATGTGAGTACTTACCAAATATTTACTCCAAAAAGTCGCATCCTCTTGATTCCAGGGTCGACGTTTTTTACGAATAATTACTACAGATTTAATAACAATAGGAGCTTTGTATTTATCAGCTACTTCTCCCATTGTGAATTTAACACCTTCTATTTTAGGGCTAAGTTTTAACCTAAAATCATTATCTATAATACGTAAAGATTCTATGAAATTACAAGAATATTTATATTGAATATAAGTAAAACAATCAAATGTGTGGCCTGTGTGGCCAAAGTCTTTGTACAATAATCTACTATTGTAAACCGTTATAACAACACTTGGTCGTTTATCTTGACGCAAATCACTTAAAAATTTCTTATCAACTAGTACAAAATTAGGACAATAGTATCTAAAAATGTCATACTCAGTAATTTTACCGAGTATGACATCTTTTGATAATACATCTTTACTGTCTCTAAAATCAATTCCCATTAAAATGGAGAATCAGCAGTAGCAGCTAAAGGTGAAGGTACACTTCCATCCTGAGGAGCTTCTGGGAAATCCCAATCTTTATCTTCTGAAGTAGTATCTGGAGTGACTAATGTAGCTGTAGGAGTATGTGTTGCCCAAACAAGATCAGCATTAAAATCTGCATTAAAACTACCAAAATCTTTATTTAACTCATTAACAAAGTAATCTGTACGATTAATACTAGCTTTACCAAAGTATTTAGAATAGACACTTTGATATTTACCATCTTTGACACCTACTAATACTTTGATCTCATTTTGCTTAAGAACTTCTATATAACTTCTAAGCTCAGTAACATCACCTGCCGCTATATTAGCCATAGTATCTAAACTTACTTCTCCTCCTTTAAGTACATTTGCCCATGCAATCATAAACTTAATAAGAGTCTCTTCTCCTATAAGACATTTGTGCTGTCCATCAGACTTAAACCAATCGTATGCTGGTTCAGCATCAGCCCAACAGCTTTGGCCAAATTTATTTATCCATTGGAATTTACCTGTCTTAGATGTTCTAACTTCAGAAGCCATTAAGATTTCTGCTTTAACTTTTGTGTCGTTGTTTCCTATCCAAAATACAACTTTGTTATAAGCTTGACCGCTAAATTCTACTTTATAATTAGGTTCTGTCTTTGCATTAACCTCCATAGCATTTAACTCTGCCAGTGTAGGGTTAACTGCTAGTACCTTCATGTTTGTGATTCCAGACCATAATTCTACGCCTGCATCTACTACGTCATTTGCATTACTTTGTATTGCCATTTTTGTTTTATTTTATTTATTAATTATTATTTTGTAAAAGAATGCTCTTCTTCTACGTCTAACTCTTGTTCTTCTACTAACTCTATAGTATCTTCAAATGAAGGTAATTCTATGTCATCGTCTTCAAATTTTGTAGGACTAAGCATATCATTTATAGCTTCTTGAGTTTCTTGCATTTGCTCTTTAACTCCTTCAACTGTTTCAATAGCATCATCTATAGCTTGCTCTAAAGTTACTTGGTTAGGATTTACCTCAACTTCTTCTATAAGGTCTATTGCTCTCTTAGCAAACTCAGGCTCTGAAGTATTTGTAGAAATGTCATCTATAAAGCTAAAAGATAAAGTTCTCTTTCTAGCCGGCCTCTTACCTTTAAGAAGAGGATGTTTGAACATCTCATCTACTTCCCAAGCTTTGATGCTGTATTTAATAGTCATTTCTGCCTTATTAATACCATTTTTTAGATCTTCAGTGATCATAGAGATGGTAATCTCTGCTGGCGTTTCTTGTTTTACAACCTTGCCGTCGGTTGGTACGTTTCCTTCAATCATGTTTAATTAGTCTATAAATATTGATGACCATTTCATAGGCATGGTCTGCCCCTTTAAGTGTGCGCATCTTGTACCTGCTATTGTATCTTCAAGAGAATCAAATGAAACCATAGTCTCATCTCCTTCTCTATAGATATATCCTATAGCATCTGAATTAGCGCACGTAATCTGTTTGATCTTACCGGTTAAATCAAGGTCTTTAACAGCAACCTCTTTTCCTTTCTTCTCAAGCATCTTATCCTTTAAGTGTCCAACTAAGATTATATGATCCGCTAGCATGTTCAGTCTATCTATCCATTTTTTGTAGGCCATTCTTAAATATAAGTAGCCGGCGCCATTAGGCAGGGATAGGATTGACATACCAGGGTTCTTTTTCTCAAAGTTTACACCCATTGGAGTCTTCATATAAATTTGCTTACCTTCGTCTTCACACCACTCTTCTAATTTTGAGATAGTGTCAATGGCAACATATTTATATGGTTTTCCCTGTTTCATTATTTCCCTACCTACATCTGCAAGTTCTTTTAAGTTGTTTACTTTAACTTTCAAAGCATCCACCATATCTGAACCTGACTCTAGGTCTATAATTAAACAGTTTTCTAATTGTGTTAATACTGTAGTCTTCCCTATTTTAGGGGCTCCATATATTATCATGTTCTTTGGCGATTTACGGCTCGCCTTTATTTTTTCCGTTGGTAAATTCATACTCTTAAATCTTTTAAGGTTAATTTATTTGATTTCATTGTTCTAGCTAAAATTGATTGTAATGTAGATTTCTTTGCTCTAAGAGGTGTTTTAAATATACCTTGATTCTCTACAGAGTCGACATCTTTCATTGTGTCAATTGTGCGTTTTAAATTATTACACACTTCTATTGCTTTTCTTTTCATTATGTTCTTTCTTTAATTGTAAATGTTGACATTTCAGCTTCATACGGTATCATACCTAATAAGCCATCTCTATTCTTTTCTACATGTACTGCTAATAATCCTACTGGATCTTCTTGACAATATGTATCAGTAATACCATATAAATCATGAGGACGTTGTAGCATCATAACAACATGCGCATCCTGACCAATACTATCGCCTCCAAATAAATCTGTAAGCAGTGGTTGGTACTGAGCTTTAGCTCTGTGCTCTTGTTCTATGTTTCTATTTAACTGTGATAAGAGTATATTAATACATCCCATTGTTGACTGCATCCACATGCATCCTTTACTAACTTCATTTAGTTTTTGTAATTCCATATCCTTGTTGCTTAATATTAAGCGGGAATGATCAAATACATTAACTATAGTTTTATCAGGATACCTCTGCGCTATTTCAACGTTAGATTCTTTAATGAACTCCATATCTCTAGGAACGTTGTTAAAATGGACTGGATAGTTAGCATACTTCATAACCTCTGTCTTGAAGTGCTCATACGCTGCGTTATCTAGTCTATTTGTTACTGATAATAAGTCTCCTATTTCTTTACCTGAACCTTTTGATCCTGCTCTAAGTATCTGTTGATACCCTGGCATCTCAAAGCTCCAATATAAAATCATTAGGTTACTTTTATCATTGTTATCTAGTAAATCAAATATTAATTGATTACTAAATGCTGATTTCCCTACTCCCGGTCGTCCTGCAATTACATACATTTTACCTGGTTGTAGTCCTCCTAGTAAATTCTTATTTAGTCTAGGCCATGCTGTTGGAAAGACAAGTCTCCTGCCCGTCATACCATTTACTACCTGGTGTAACGATGCTGATATAGCTTTATTTATACTTTTAAAGCCTCTCTTTTTAAAGGGATCTTGTGATTCTTGATTTTGTTTCGTCTGTTGGTGCATAATCGTTTAAGTTTTCATACTTTTCCCAAGTATAGTTATTAATCCAAACCTCTAAATTCTGTAAGAATCC